TTATTATGAAATATACGAACAAGCCAATCGTGGAATGAACGATTTTAAAATTACAGAAATGTTTTGGTATCGTGACCCACGTTATACAAAAGATTTATATTTGGTTAAAACTAACGAAATTATTCATTTCTTATTAAATCGTGATGAATATACTGCCGATAGTGTTATTGATTTTTCAGGTCGTGACCCGTATGAAAGAAATTACGATGAGTTAAAAGCCTATTTTGAATTAGGTTATAGACCATGTTCCTCTTGGTTTGAGGCGATGGTTAAAAAACTTAAGTACGACAAACGTAAAGTTTCTCAGGAATTAGAATGTAATTTCTTGGGTTCGGGTGATAACGTATTTGACTCTAATTTAATTAAAAACATTACTGACAACATGATTAAAGAACCTATCAATAAAATGATGGGTGGTGGGCTTTGGATATGGAAAGAACCTGAAATGGGACATAGATACATTATGGGTGTGGACGTTTCTCGTGGGGATTCTGAGGATTACTCAACATTCCAAATTTATGACTTTGATGATAAGGAACAGGTTGCTGAATATGTTGGAAAACTTCCCCCCGATGTACTGGCAGAGATTGCTTACAAATGGGGTAACATGTACAACTGTTTTATCGTAATTGATATCACTGGTGGTATGGGTGTTGCAACGGCAAGAAAACTACAAGAACTTGGATACAAAGATTTGTATGTTGATGGTGTTGATTTTGGAAATAAATGGAAGTATGACCCAAAAGCAGCTGAAAAAATACCTGGTATTAACTTTAACAACAAAAGGGTTCAAATTATTGCCGCTCTTGAAGAAAGTTTAAGACACGGATTAAAGGTTCATTCATCAAGATTATTGAATGAAATGAATACGTTTGTTTATATCAATGGACGACCAGACCACATGAAGGGACAACATGATGACTTAATCATGTCTTTGGCTATGGCAATTTATGTTTCTGATTCATCTTTTTCACAACTTACAAAGGTTACACAACAAGCTAAAACAATGTTGGAGTCTTGGACAGTTCAATCACACGAACCACCAAAAGACCAATATTTTAATCCATCAATGCCAAATACAAATTTCAAAGATAACCCAGCATTCAGAAATCAACCATCACAAAAAGATTATGAACAGTATTTATGGTTATTCGGCGGGATGAAGCGTTGATAAAAAAATAATATAATATAGATTTTCAATATGGACCAAAAAAACTTGACAATATGGCAAAGATTATCCCAGGAGTTAGGACCTAATTCTTTGTTGGGTCAAGACATTCCCACATATAAGTTTGATAAAAAAGAACTTTTAAGAACTCAAGATAAAGCCGAGTACGATAAACAAAAACTCCAAGCTCAACAAACTTTTTATATTGCAAGTCAATGGGCTAAAATTGAAAATAACCTTTATAGTCAGGCTGTGTATTATGAACCAACTCGTTTGGCATCATACTATGACTATGAATCAATGGAATATACTCCTGAAATTTCTGCCGCTTTGGATACATACGCTGAAGAATCTACAACAGTAGATGAAGACGGTTATATGTTACAAATATATTGTGATTCACCAAGAATCAAAGCAGTATTGGGGGATTTGTTTAACAACGCATTGGATATTAACACAAACTTACCAATGTGGACTCGTAATACCGCCAAGTATGGTGATAACTTTGTTTTTTTAAAGTTGGACCCTGAAAAAGGTGTTGTGGGTTGTTTACAATTACCGAACATTGAGGTAGAACGTATTGAGGTTGGTATGAAAGGTAGAGCCACTTCAGGTTATGGTGGACCAACAGCATCAAATGCTGGTGTTAAGAGTCTTACCTTTACTTGGAAAAACAAACAACTTGAATTTAACAGTTGGGAAATCGCACACTTTAGATTATTGGGTGATGATAGAAAACTTCCTTATGGTACATCAATGTTAGAAAAAGCAAGACGTACTTGGAAACAGTTGGTATTGGCTGAAGATGCCATGTTGGTTTACAGAACATCAAGAGCACCTGAAAGACGTGTATTCAAAGTGTTTGTGGGTAACATGGATGATGGTGATATTCAACCATACGTTCAAAGATTTGCACAACAATTTAAGAAAGACCAAGTTGTTGACCCTCAATCAGGAAACGTGGATATGAGATTCAACCAAATGGCGGTTGACCAAGATTTCTTTATTCCTGTTCGTGACCCGTCAGCACCAAACCCAATTGAAACTTTGCCTGGAGCACAAAACTTATCAGAAATTGCCGATATTGAATACATCCAAAAGAAACTTTTAACAGCTCTTAGAATTCCAAAAGCGTTCTTAGGGTTTGAAGAAGTTGTTGGTGATGGTAGAAACTTATCATTACAAGATATTCGTTTTGCTCGTACAATTAATAGAATTCAAAAGTCTATGGTTGCAGAACTTAACAAGATTGCAATTATTCACTTATTCTTATTAGGATTTGAAGACGAATTGGGTTCATTCCAATTAAGTTTAACTAACCCATCTAAACAAGCTGACCTTCTTACCATTGACGTATGGAAAGAAAAAATGTTGTTATACAAAGATGCTGTGTCACCTGTTGAAGGTATTGCACCAACATCACAAACTTGGGCTAAGAAACATATTCTTGGATTTTCTGACGAAGAAATCAAATTGGATTTACAACAACAAAGATTGGAAAAAGCGGTATCTCTTGAGATTCAAAATACCGGTAATGTTATTACCAAAACAGGTATTTTTGATAACATGGATAGATTGTATGGTAATAGTTCATCATCAGGAACCACAGCAACACCGCCACCAGCCGAAGGAGGTGATATGGGTGGATTTGGTGCTGACTTGGGTGGAGGAGCTCCACCACCACCGGCAGAAGCTCCACCAGCGGGAGGTGAAGGTGCGGTTACACCAGAATCAGTTAAAAAAGATATGAATATAATTTTGGAACGTGATAATATCTATGGTGTGGACGATATTGATTTAGAAAAAGGTAGTCGTTCTTTAGGTGTTATTGAAGAATCTTTAAGAAAACTAATTGATTGATATATTTATTAATAAAACCTATTATGAAATTTGGACAATTAATGAGTAAAATAGAAGGGTTATTGATTAACTCTTATGTAAATGAGACAGCTAAAATTGAGTTGAAAAACTTTAGAAAATTGGTATTGGAAAATAAAAACGCCAGTTCAATGTTTCATATCTATACAGAATTGTCAAAGAAAAAAGGTTTGGACAAAGAAATTGCTGAATCGTATATCAACGAGTCTTTAAGACAAATTGAAAAAATTTCTCCAAGATTAAACACACAAAAAATTGAATATTGGGTTAAGGATGTTGTTTGTAAAAACATTTACGAAGATATTGACAATATTGTTTACAGTTCACCAAACAAAATTATGGAAACTGTTAATAGCAAAAAAACTTTAATAAAGTCATTGAGTGAATCCTCTGAGGTTAAATCTCACATTGATTTACCAATTGAAACTTTATTAAACATCGCCAACAAATCAATCAAAGGATACATCGAAAATTTAGATGAAGATTCAAAGAGAGATTTGTCTAAAGTATTAATGACAGAAGATGTGGAACTCTCGAAAGAATTTGATGAATTAAAATCAAAGACTATTGGTAAATTGAGTAACATCAGAGAATCTTTAGATGACGTAACTAGTAAGAAATTACAAGAAACAATCGAACAGATTCAGTCAGATACTTTTTCAAAAATCAATTATGTTAGATTATATAATCTTCACAACAATTTATAAATTATCTTTATCTTTTTGGGACTGAACGTATTTGGCTTTCAGTTTCTGATTTCTTTTCAAAACACTTTGTTTTTTGTACTGTAATCTCTCACGTAACTTTTCATTTTGTTTTGTTTTGATTACTTTTCCTTTCAGAACTTTCAAAGCTTTCTCCAAATTCTGACCATTTTCTATTTTTACTTTTAACATATCCTATTAAATAACCCAAAGATACAAAAAAGTTTGACATGGTAATTAAATTTGATTAAATTTTATCAACAAATAAATCTAATTAAAATGATTATTAATGAAAAAAGGGAAAACGGCACGAATCATTGGATTCAGTGATTCAAAGGTGAGTTATGGTACAGTTGATTCAAAAAATTTCAAATCACTATACTTAAACTTACAAAGTTGGGTATCACCAAAAGAAAGTTATGAAAAGTGGGAAAGAATTGTAGGGAATTTTAGCAGAAGTATAAAACATACAGTTTACGAAATTGCAGATAAAGACACATTCAAAGAAACAAATATTGTTGATTTAGATTTAAGAACAAGTGGAATTTATTATGGAAAAAAGAGTTTTATGAATTTGGAAATAACTCT